CAGCGCGCAAATATCCTCGATTGGCATTGTTGGGTATTTGTTATCAGCCGATGTTTCTAGTCCACTATTTTCGTATTTCCACGGTGGGTCGGCAACGATTGTGCGATATTTCAAACTTATTTCACCTTGATACCTTTGGCATGAGCGGGTTTTTCCACCACCTTTACGGCAGGCTTGACCAACTCCGCGTACCCGCCCCGTAGAAAGTTGTCACACGCAACGGGGTCTAACAGATCAACTTCTTGACCTTCCTTGAACCTGATAGATCTTCCGTCTACCAGCCCGTTGAAGTTCTGCAAAATTCGTATCTTCATGTTTATCCTTTGCCCCGGCAGTCACCCACCGGGGCTTTGATTCGATTAGGTTCTGACGTACTCGCCCGCAAAAGTGGCGATATTCGGGTCAGCTGCTACGCCGTTCCTCCCGTACAGCAGCGCTACCGCTCCGTGAAGGACTGCGGCGGTGCCACAAGTTCCGTACAATTTCATGTGTGGTTTTGCGGAGTTGATCGGTACGTCGAGGATATAAACCTTTGACGCTCCGGTCGTGCCGAAGTCTGTCAACGCGGCAGTGGTCGCTTTTTGGGTATAAACACCGTTTGATGTCGCGCTCTCGGTCACGGAGCAACTAACACCACCGCCCGTTGCGATTGTGCCGGTGAGGAACAGGAACGCAGCACGCCCGTAACCAGTACCATCAACGGCGGTCGGAACAATCGCGGCGTTCGACTTTGAGACAGGCACTACCGCCATCGCTGGTTTTACATAGGCAAATAATTCTTCCATAGCGTTTTTCCTTCCGGGGAGGGCATTACACCCTCCCCATTATTTACCCTTCGGCCATTGAGCCGATTGCAAACGCCTCTGACTGGAGGACTACGCCGCCGTGCCGGAACACGGCCAGCAAGCCAACCTGGCGGTTACCAGCGTACAACTCATTCAAGCGCCGGATGGTCAAGCCCTTGCGTTCCACAAGCGCGTACATGCTCCAGTCACCGAATACGATTGCCTTGTATTTGGCGGTGGTGTACTTCGGCATGTAAGTCGAAGTGAACACGCGCTTGCCCATGATGCTCTCGTCGTTGATCTCGTGCGCCCCGAATGTGAACACGTTTGAGGATGACAGACCGCGTAACATGCCGAGGGTGTCGTCGTTCATTGCCCACACGGCGTTGTCGCGGTATTGACCGGCCAACTTGTGATACAGTTCCGGGATTTCGGCTGCGGCAATGCTGTTGGTGTCGTCAAAGGTCAAGGCAGCGGTTCCACCAACGGTCACGCCCTGCGGCGCGGCTGTGCCTGTACCGATGAGCGCGTTGCGATTCTCTGTCATGGCCATCCAGCGGCCAAAGGAGTTCGCCAGGAACTGGTTGAGGTTCGCTGCTGAATCTTCCAGCAGGTCTTCTGATACCTTGACCAACTTGGTGAAGTCGAACACGGTAGCGGTTGCCTGTCCGATGGTCGGCTCGTCCTCGTTGACGGCTGCCATGTCATGCGCGGACTGTGCAAAGTAGGTCTGCGAGGTCGCTTCAATCGGGATGTTCAACACGTCACGTGAGGTTTGCAGGATGGTTGCGCCAGCCCGGCGCGGGATTGAGAGTTCGTTCCGCTTCTCAACGATTCCGGCGTAGAAGTCGTCAGGTACTAAGTACCCGCCAACTCCGGCAGTATCTTCACCCATTGCGGCTTTCAAACCCTTGACACGCTCGCCGGTGCGTAGGTAGTGCGCGAACGCGCGGTTCGGGTCGGGGTCGCCCAAGTTCTCGGCCTTGATCACGGCCGGTGCGTTGATAGGGGGAGCGTTGACCAGTTTTTCCAGCCGTGCTTCCATGCGATCCTCGAAACGCTTTACAAGCGCGTCGATGTCAATTTCTTTCTTTTCAATTTCTTTCTTTTCAATTTCTTCTTCCATAATTTCACTCTCCTGAGTAAGTTCGGTTTTTATTTGCTCCGGAGATTCGTCAACCGTCACGGCTTGCGTTTCCGCCTCCGCCTTGACCTCTGTGATGCCTTCCCCTTTTGCGTTGAAAACGGCGTAATCGTTCGCCGGTTTTCTCCATTCGTTTGTATCAAACAGTGCAAGTTCACCCAGCGGCCACGTGGTAATTTCGCCATCATCGTTATAGCGCACAAGATGACCGACCGCCCCGGATGACGCGCGCACAACGTCAGACTTCACTCCAGTTATCCGGCTGGTCAGCGTTTCTGTTTCGTCCAGTTTCACGTTGAACCAAAACCCTTTACTATCCGTGTGATCAAATTTAGCCACACCGATAACAGCAGGTACATCCTGCCAGGTATCAGGCGAGTCCGGCCCAAATCCGTGATAGTACGTGACGGGTATCTCCTTCTCAGGTGATAACCAGGCATCGGTATTCGCGGTGAACGTTTGCCCGTCTGAATCACGCCCATTGAATTGCCCGCCGAACGGCATTCCCAACACAAGGTACTCGTTGCCAGGCAATTCCTCGTAACGTTTCACGGTCTGCGCTGGTTCACGCTTCTCCGCCTTCATCCCTTCAGGTAATTTCGTCATGATCTTTAGCTGCATAATCTACCCCCTACCGTCAAGCGCTTTTTGAATAAACTGCCTTAGCACTTTAACAATGTCTTCCTTTTTCCCATCGAGCAGGTTTTCTGCGGTTTGCCAGCCCGTGCGCTTGTGATACCATGTCTGCGATTCCCGCCCCTGCACATAAGGCGCATACGGCGTGACATTGCCAATTACCACCTCTGAACCGTCATCGTCCACCGCATAAGTCCAGCGATGCCTCAGCGTTCCAGTCCTGCGGTAAGTTGATCTGGCTGGCGCGGGCGGGTATTGCTTTAGTTTCGTGGTGAGAGATACTGCCACAGAAGTCATTCCATCCCTGAGCGTCTTAGTATCACCGACCGCGTCCAGTCGCTTCAGCAATTCGTCAATTCCCTCTATCTGCACGCCGTAGCTCATTTATCCACCACCATGTCGTACATCACTTCACACCGGCAATTCACGTGTGCCGGAGGAAAATCCTCGCCCTCGATAACCTTTTCGTGCATCGGCCCGCAAATGTCACACACTCTATCATCGTTAGCCGTGATCCAAATCGGCTTGAAATGCAGGTTCGGGTATTCAGCCTCTAACACGTTCACCGTTGCCACCTCCGCCTGAACCGCTGCCCGCGTTGTTTCTGTTATCGCTATCATCGAGGCGCGGCGTTCATCGAATATCACGCTGTTTATATGCGCCGTCACTTCATCAAGCGTCCAGCCCTCTGTGTAGAACTTATTGATATATTCGCTGATCAGCTTCTGGTTAGTCTTTTCGTAACCCTCTAAGAAGTGGCGGGTATTCTCAATCGCCCAATCAGCAGCCCGGCTGTTTATCAGCGCCCAATCCACACCAATACCAACCTGCGTTATCAGCGCGGTTGCCTGCTCTCTAAATATTTCCTCGAATATAGGCGCGATCACCTTGCGAATCGCCGCCCTGCCATTATTCCAGTAGGATTGCGGCACGTTGGAAAGAGAGGGAGGGTCACCCAGTAAGCGCATCAATTCGTCACGCTGTTCCTTCCAGATACGCCCAAGTTTGCGCTCCATCTCGCGCTCGAATTTATCTCGCTGTGCAACCGGCGCTTTGAGCTGGCGTTCTATTCGCCCGATCACGTCACGCAGGTTCTGTAATGGGTTCATCCACGTCCTTCGTGTTTACCGTGATATGAAATTCCGGCTTATCCATGAGAGAGCGTTCCAGTAACTCATTTGCCCGCTTGAGTTCCTTGTATAGCCCTATGTCCTGCGGTGACTCATACTCGCCACCGAATACCCGCTTGACCTCATCAGGTTCAACGCACAATTTCAGCGCGGCATGTATTTCGTCCTGGATAGCAAGCGGTATCAGTTCGCTATCAAACTGGCAGTCCGCGCTCTTCCCGTCCTTGATGCGCTTCAGCGCCTTGCGTTCCCACTTCTCAAATTCAGCCGTCACATCCACCGTCGCATCCAAAGGCTTCTCAGTTTCAATCGGCTCCGGTTGCGGCGCCATGAACGGAATATCGGTATTGCTCTCAATGCCCAGCATTTCCTTAGCCACCATCGGATTGACCCCAGCCTCAACGTACAGGCTGAACGCCTGCGCCCGCTGTGTCTCGTCCTCCTGGAATATATCCATCTCATCAAACGCGAACTCCATGCGCAAGCCCATCGGCTTTAATACCTGGCGGTTCAACGCCTCCTCAACAATGCGCCCGCGAGGTCTTACCGTATCCTGCCAAAACCGCATCCGGTGTGAGTCCGCGCTCGCATAATTGTCGTCACCACTGAACATATTGACAGGAATTCCAAACGCGTTAGCTATATTCTTTGTCGCCTGCGCGTACAATTCAGGCATGGTCATCTTGTCCAGGTCTTGACTTACCACCTCCGGCGTTAGCTTCGTGCGTGTTGCCAGCGCGCGCCACGCATTACCAACCCCGCTTGCCAGTTTGCTGAAGAAATTCTGGATGCGCTGCTTCTCCTCCTCAATCAAACCATCCGCGCTAACCAGCACAATCGGCATTGCCCCCGCCTCAAAGAACCTGGACGCAAATCGCGTCTGGTAGTTCATCAATCCAGCGTCATTCAAGCACGCCTGCACGGTTGAGATCCCGCTTGTCAGGTCGTCGGAGTAACTGAATTCCTTGATGTAAACCATGTCGGATTCCGGCCACACCTTGCCCGCCTGCGAGAATGTCAGACCGTTGGCATTGTCGTAGTGGATGGCGACGGTGAATGGGTTGAGCCGTTGCAGATCAAGCACCCTCACGCGGTTGCGTAACTTCAGCACAGTTGAAAAGCCAGCCCCTAACAAGTCCGCTTCCATGCGCCAAATGAGATCGCACATATCACACGGGAAAGGCCAATCCACTTCGTTGTCATTCTTGTAAATGTGGATAGGTACACTCGATAACGCGTCACAGCGCAACTGGATGGCGCGGTACAGGATCGGCACACGCGAATACAACGCCGCAATAGAATCAGGCACGCCGTCACTTGTCAGGAGGTCTACCCAGCCAGGAATGTTTGTTATTGCCTTGTAAGTTTCTGCCATAGATACTCCTGTTAATCCATCCACAAAATAACGCC